GCTGTTCCTGCGATGGAACCGTTTGCCACGTCCAGTGCAAATACTGGTTGTGTAGTTCCGTTTACTTTTGTAAATACTGCCATGATAAATTTCCTTTAAGTTAGTGGGACACATGATCCCTGCTTTTATTTAGTCAGTTTGGAAAAATCACGCTTCTTGAGGGTTGTTTCTCTGACGATTTTGAGCGGCAAAAGCATTGGGATCAAATCTATTTACCGCTTTGGCATAGCCTGCAGGGGTGGCCATGACCCAGCCTTCTTGCCCCGGATGCTCTAGGTCTGCTTGGCGCAACAGATGCATTTTGATATCGTGCAGCAGAATAAATGCAGTAAACGCCGCGGCCAGGGCTGCTGTGTTCGAGCTAGGACTCTGCAGATATTCCACAATGTTACGGAACTTTTGCGAAGTTACCTTGGTCTGTAACCACTCGCCAAACTCGGGTAACAGTGTGGCACCGTTCAAAGGTGCGCCAACCTTGGTGTTGATAAAGTCCACACACAGTTTTGCCAGGTCAGTAATCTTGTGTGCTCGTAGTTCTGCGGGATTGAACAATGTGTCAATGTTTTTTCCGTCACTGTTGATCAACTGTTTAAGTTGCTTTTCAATATTGGTTTCAGTCTGCAATGCGCTAGGAGTAGCTGGGCGTTCCAGCATCAGGCCTGGCACAGGATTGAATGCCACTCCCTTCAAAGGCTGTCGAGCATCACCTGCATCAGCATACATGGAATGCACTGCAATACCTATGTTGCTGGCACCAATGCGTTGTCCCAATTGAGACTTGGCAGGAATCTTGTATTCAATTGTGTTGGGCCGGAACACATAGTTGCCTGCAATTTCAGGAGGAGTGCTCATGTACAACAAGTCACCGTTGACATAGCCACGGAAGTTGGCAGGCAGTGCAGCCTCCAGTACAGGGAACAATTGTGCATAGAGATTGATCAAATCAGTTCTGTCGCCTGCACGTCTGTTCTGTATGTCAGCCATCATTCTGGGACTAGTGGCAAGACCATCATAGCCCTTGGCTTCAAATCCTGATCCGTCTGTGAGCACAAATTCGCCTGTGGAGGGCTTGCGTCCAAATATCACAGCAGGCTTGCCGTCCCATTTGGCAGTGGTGGTTTTTTTGGGTGCTTCAGTGGCATGTTTTACAATTTCCAGCGCATCCCGAATACCTTGTGTGCCACGACGAAACACCAGGTCTTCCAGGTGTTCGATACCCTTGGCTCTGCCACCCACACCGGCTGGACCAGCTTCTACCAGTGCAACATAGCCACGATTCACAATACGATCACGCAGGCGTGCCAGGAAATGTGTGTCACTTTCAGCCACCGATGTGGGTTCTTGTAGGCCTTCACGAGCTAGGTATTCACGAAAGTCTGTGAGCTTGGCATCACGTTTGGGATCAGTTGCTAGAGCAGCATAAATTGATTCCACATTCTTGAGATTGTCACGAGTAGCACCGCGCCCCAACAACACACTGGCCACATAGTCAGGATCTAGGCCACCTTGCACCAGTTGATTTGTGGCTCGGCTGAACATGCCGTTGGCACCAACTTTGAGTCCAGCCTGTTTGGCAATGCTGCTCATCAACACGTTGCGATTCATGCCCTTGTAGGCCGACCCTTCTGAACCGCCATAGTAGAATGTGCCCCAATCTAGGTTGGGAAAGAACATGAAGTCAGTCTGCACAAATCCTTTTTGGGGATTACCGCCAATGGGAGTTTTGAAATGCACTTCGCCTGCTTTGCGAACCCAGTCACGGGGATCAAGTCCTTGACTGGTGGCCCATTGTGTCAACCCTGCTGCTACTTGTTCTTTAGTTGTTTCACTCTGGTCCACTGCCAGATCCAGGTCACCGGATGTGGGCTTGCGTCCTGTGCTGCCCAACCAACGATCTTCAGGAAATTCGATACCTGTGACTTGTTCAACCCAGGCAATGGTAGCAGGGATATCAGCTTGATTGATGCGTTGTGTCAGTGGCTGACCTTGAGCATCTTTGAATACATTGCCGCCTTCTTGGAGATACATCATGCTCGTAATCCAAATATCTCTTTAAAGGCTGCATCATTTGCAGCATTTTGTGCCAAATTTATCAGTGACGCCAACTCTGCATCACTTAATTTTGCTTGTTGTGCAAATTGCCTAATCAAGGGCGAATCTGCTGTCGCAGGTGTTTTTTTATCAAGGATTGCTGTTGCAACTTGATCACCACCAGGTTTGCCAATGGCTTGTCTAATTTTCATTATATCTCCATCGTCCAATCTCATCTGGTCAGTCAATTTCTTGGCTGCTACGGACATTCTTAATGCACTGCCAGTAGAATTGCTATCAAATGACTTTATACCTTGTGCCGGAGCAATGCCATCTCTTGTTAGCTGTGTCCAGGCCTCTTTTGGATTGACCCGGGGATCCAGTGTGGCATTGAATATGGTGTCGATGGCCTGACCAATGTCCTCAATTGCTTGCATGGCCGTGGCCTTGGTCGTTTGTCCTTCGGGGGTGGTAGCATCGCCTATATTATCAGCTAGCCGAGTGTAATCAAATGAACCTCGTGGTTCAATGGCTCTGTTGACCATGTTCACTAGCGCAGCTTTGAGGCGAGCCTGTTCACCTGAAGTCAGTTGGGCGGCACTGGTAGGAGGAGCCTGTGTTGCAGGATCTGTGCTTTGTGCCATGGCTGTTTGTACTGCTTTTGCCCAGTCTTTCTGCATGATTGGCATTAGTGTGTTTGCTATTTTTTGCCCTGCTGCCAGAGCCTGTGCTCTATTCATAGTGGGACCAGTTAGATCAGGCCCGGGTGTGTTTGTGGCAGCAGGCCCTTGTATGCCAACCTTGGCTGCTGCTGACTGCAGGCCAGATGCCAGGCCTCCAAGAAAGCCTTGTTCTGTTATTTTTCTAGGTCGAGTCAATTCATGAATCTGCATGTGTTTTCCTAACTGATCTGGAAAACTTTCCAGCATCTTTTGTTCTTATGGCGTTGAGCAGCTTTCTTGTGAGATTGTCGGCTTGGTCAGCACCAAATTCTGTTTCTATCTGCTCAATCAGTCGTATGGCACTGGCAATGATGCTGTCGGCTCGAGTTTCAATGATCAAACGGCGATCACGTTCTACATACAACGTGTCCAGTTCTTCCAGTATACTGCGGGTCTTTTTTTGCATGTTCGCGGGCCTTTGGATTATTTAGCGATTTCTACGAGACAATAAATATCTACAACAAGGAATACCCATGAGCAGCAGCATAAACCCCAACAACATAGACGGCAACTTTCCAGTTGCTGGCCAGCCCAACAACACCCAGGGCTTTAGAGACAACTTTACCAATATCAAGACCAACTTCTCCACAGCAGCAACCGAGATCACGGATCTTGAAAACAATGGTATTTTCAAGAGCGCTCTGGCTGGTACCACTCTAGACAACAACATGGCGGACAACTTGATCTATGCCGCTGCCATCAGAGACTTTAGCCTGGTGGCAGTTCCGCTCACTGCCACCAGTGGCTCTATCACAGTGGACTACAGTGCAGGACATTATCAAACCATCAGCACCACAGGAAGCATCAGCCTGAATTTCACAAACTTTCCTCCATCGGGGTCAGCAGGCATAATCAGACTGAGCATTGCCATTACCAACACAGCATACACCCTGACCCTGCCGGCAGCTGTCAGCTTGGGCACCACAGGCATTCAGGGATACGCTGCCAGTGTGATTACTTTTGCAGCGACCGGAACTTATCAATTTGAATTCTCCACAGTTGATTCGGGAACCACCATAACCATATTTGATCTGAATCGTGCTCTCACTGCGTATACCAACCCATTTGGGTATGTTGCTGGAGGTGGTGGCACTGTGACTCAGGCCACTAACAAAGCCACCGGTGTTACACTAAACAAACCCAGTGGTCAAATTACTATGCAAAACACCAACTTGGCCGCTGCTACCATAGTGAGTTTTGTATTGACCAATAGCACAATTGCTGCCACTGACTTGTTGGTTATTAATCATGTGTCTGGTGGAACCATTGGGTCGTACACTCTTGATGCTGCATGTGCAGCCGGTAGTGCCACCATCTATGTCAGAAACAACACCGCTGGTGGTCTTGCTGAAGCACTGGTGCTACGCTATGCTGTGGTCAAAGGCGCTGTGGCGTAAACTCAAGTTTAGCATTTTAAATCAGATCCACTAGGTCCGGAAATGCTGTTTTCCAGCTGTTGTTGCGCCTTGAATCCCAGGTAGTGACAAAATCTCGCCATTCATACAGTGTCAACGTCTGCGGCAAATTGCTAATCATTTTGTGTATCACGTGAGTGCTAGGGTATTTTGTCAAAATTAAATTTCTAATACCTGGAGACATTTTGTTTAGGTCCCAGATTCCTGTACAGGGATGAAGATTTATTTCTGTTTTATCCCCGCTGGAGTTTGTGTCCAAATTCTCTAATACCCAGGTTTCTACACGGTCAAAGTAATAGGCATTAAGAAAATTAACTGTGAATTCAATTCTAAACATCACATTCCAGATGTCTGGATTGTGTTTGATACGCAATAGATTGTCACTGACTTTGTGCCAAGGCAGTGGCCAGCGTACATAATCAAACTGTTGTTCTATTCCGTCTATGCTGGCCGCAAAGATCACTGTTTTAAAGTTGCGCCACATTGCCAGTGTTTCATCATTGGGATATATTGATCCATTGGTTGTGTAGTGCAAGGTGACTTGTCCAGGATTTGACACATGTTTTAAAAATCTAAGATGCGTGTCTGTAAATAGCGGTTCTCCACCAAAGAATTTAATATATTTGACTTTGTCCAAACACACAGCTTTTACAATTTTGTCAATGGACTGATCAATAATTGTTTTGTCACTGTAAAATTTTACTGGTTGGTTGTTGAGTTTTTTCTTTTCCTTGATCCACAAAGAACTAGAATTTTCGTTGCAAATTACACACGCTGCATTGCACTCGTTGTCAAGATATATGTCTATACTGACTGGGTCCTGAGATGTTTCGTTGTCGTCAATCCAGTCAATTCCACTTTGTCTAAGACTCAGTTGTCCAGCTTGTTCTAATACACGGCAACGGTCACATTCGGCGGTCCAGTCTGTTATTGTGTTAAATTTTTCCTGTCTGTGTTTTAACAAATCTGGACCCAGCAATATTCCTTTGCGCCGATAAAGACAACAAGGGTTAACACCAACCTCATTGTTTCTGCCAATTTGAAACGAATACCCATTGGATAGATATCTACAAAATTGATTTGGCATTATGACGCTTTGATCTGCCCCAGCAGTTGTTTTAGTTTGTTGCTTTGAACTTCTGCACTGACCTTGGCAACATCACCGTGTTTGACCATGGGCTTGTCCCAGACATGTGTGCCGCCCGCAGGTGGCGCCCAAGGGGCGTCGGAGCTTGCAGCAACCTGGCTCTTGGCCTTGATACTGTCCATGATTGAACTTTGGGGTTTGTTGTAGCCGTTTTCGTCCCCGCCTTCGTCAGTAATGCGCATGGTTTCAATGTTGTACTCCAGATCAATTTTTTGACCAACGCCGGTCGAGCTTCGAGATTTCATACACTGTATCTGATATTTGCCACGCTCTTTCATGGAGCGACTGGTAAAGATACCAAACACATTGTCTGCTGTGTTGATTTTGCTGATACCACCTGAAATATGACTGTGATCAAATTCCATTTCTTCCACTGCTGATCTGTTCAACTGACTGGCTGTTACCAACAGAATGCCCAGTTCCTTGGCTAGGTTACGCAGTTCCTCACTCACATACTTGTCTTTGACAAACAGGTCGTTGGGGCTGACTTTAGCACTGACAGGCATGACCAAGTCAAGATAATCCACCATCACAAAGTCCACTCGAATACCTGTTTGAATCTGCACTTCTTTTAGATATGCACGAATGTCATTCACATTGCTCTGTGCCGGCAAGCCCTTTACTCGATACTGTCCAGCTTTCTTTGCCACCATTTTGACCTTGAGTTCTGTGCTGTCAATGTCCTTGCGAATCTCTTTAGTGCTCATGTTTGTGAGCATGGCATCTGTTCTCAAACTAGTGAGTTCTTCGCTCAGTTCCAGTGTGATATACACGCCGCTCATGCCCTGCTGCAACCAGTTTAGCGCAATGTTCATCATCACAAGACTTTTGCCCGATCCTGATCCACCTGCAAAAATGTTCAGCTCACCGCGACTGAACCCACCATATAACAGTCGATCCATTTGTGGCCAGCCTGTACTGACCTGTCCGCCCGAGTTGAAATACTTGTTGATTCGTGCTGCTGGATCTGCAAAGTAATCTGTGCCCATGTCCTTGGTCAGACTGATCTGTACAGCATCCTTGATCAGTTTCTCCACAGGATCATAGTCGCCCTTTTCTAGCAGGTCTGCTGCTTTCAAGATAGCACGTTCCAGTTCTTGACGTCGAGTAAATGCTTCAAACTCAGTCATGAACCAGTCATAGTGACCTTCGTTGAGATCTGGCACTGCATTCAACTTGATGCCTGTGGCCGCGGCAATCTGTGCTCGGTCTGGCAGAGTCTTGAACTGTTCTGAATGCTCTTTGATAAACGCTGCTGCTGTTTTAAGGCTACGATCAAAATTTTCCGGATTGTAAATGTTCTGCACCCGAACGTAGCTGGCAGCATCCTCCAGCATCATTTCCAGGAATAGTTTTTGAACATCAGTGCTGTAGTCTTTTAACAAGTTTCATTTCCTTCTTTTAATTTCCAAATAGCATAGAATGAATATCGTATAGTTCCTTCGATCACAGGCGAAGTGATCCGGTGCCTGATATTATTAAATGCCATATATCCTGTATTATGCACATGTGGTACTGTTAACACTTCTGTCCCAGTATCAAATGTAGTTCCGTAATTTTCAGGAGAATCTAATAGATATATCTGAAGAGCAACATGAATCACCGGCTTATCAACATGCCAGGACATGTTAAATCCTGCACTATCTTTCCATAGTTGTATGGCCATAAATTCAATATCGGGAGTACATAACTCTTTTTGTACTAATTTTGTTAGATTCCCGCATACTGTGTGTAATTCTTCAATGACCGAATCAGCTTCCCACATTATTGACTTTCTCAAAGGATTTCCTCCTCCTCCGCGCCAAGCCCAGTCTGTGTCAGCAGTTGCGTCTATATAACATTTTAACTTTTCTAATATACAAGTGTCAAATATATTACGAATCAACCACAGTGAGCTAGACGATGTTGGTTGCCTCGACACTATAGACTGTTGTGCATGAACTGTATTATTGTCAATTAATCTTTGATCAATCATGTTAGTTTTTTAGCTAGTTGTTTTTTTCGTAATTCTATTTTGATGCGACTGGTTTCTCTAGATTGCAGTATAGTTAGCAGTGTTCCTAGTTTGCCATATTTCTTCACAGCATCGTTGACATCTTTGCAATCTTCCCAGACAGGCATGCTCACTGCCCAGTTCAGTTCCACAGCACGATCCACAAGTTCCATACCTGCTGCATCTTGATCAGGCACCACTGTAATTTCTCTACCCAGGTTGCGAATCAGTCGGGCCTGTGCATCACTTATGGTATTGTGCATCAAGGCCAATCCGCCAATGCTGAGTGCGTCAAATATGCCTTCTGTCACGATCACCTGAGTCCAGTCTGATTGTTGTAGGTCTGCGCCAAACACATAGCCTGGCTGCATGTCATTTAGATAACGAGGATGCCGATCATCCAGGAATCGAATAGTGTGCCCCACTATGCTGTTGTGATGTGTGAATGGTATGATCACTTGTTCGCGACTGGGATTTGTTTGTGTCATCACAGGATAATCATCGGGCACACATCTTGATCGCACATAGTTGCGATGCAGTCCTGTGCTACCAACCAATTCAGCAAATGGCGGCAGGTCGCGTTCTTCAAACTTGATATCTGCCAGAACATCCACGGTGCGTTGTCTATCATCCAGAATGCCGTGTATGCTCTTGTGCCGCAGACTTTCAAGATTGGCCAATTCTATTTCACGTTCGGGCACACCCATCCAGCCCAAGAGCCTGCGGGCCTTATAACTTAATGTACGGCCAAGGATAAAGCTAGCGGTGTAGTTGCAGTTGAAGCAGTGATAGCTCCAGCCTTGTTCTGTGGGTTTGAGGCCGCCTCGGCTTCTGCGATCTGGTGTGTTGCCGTTGTGAGAGCAACACACTGCATTAAAGCTGATCCACCCTGATGCACTAGATTTTTTCTTGGCAGGTAGATAATTCACAATGTCCAGCATCTGCTTAGTGTAACAGATTTTTGTAACAATCGCAACGATTATCGGTATTGTACGTTCTGAATCAGGCCGTTTGAGATGATTACGGTGGCTGCTGTTCCGCCGTTGGCAAACTGCATGGGCAAATAGCCCGAGCCGCCATTGGTCACTGTGATGCTGTTGACAACTCCAGTTGCACCCACATTGGCCACGGCTGTGGCACCTGCTCCGTCACCAAGAATTTGAACATAGGGTGCAGCCACATAGTACTGTCCAAGATTGGTCAAGCTGACTCCAGTTACCACACCATTGGTCACCTGCACATTGCCTGTGGCACCGTAGCCAATTGAGTTGTTCAGCGCCAGACGCAGCAGCGGATGAAATCCCACAATGTTGAAATAATCACTCACAGTTTGATCCAGATACTGGCGACTTTCGCTTACGTCTGTCCAGACAGCTAGGTAGTTTTCAGCTGCTTGTACCTTGACAGTACCAGTGTAGTGAACCAGATCAAACTTGACTGTGGTAAAACTTGCACCAGTGGTATCAATGTAGCTGGAATAGAATTCAGTCATTTGTACGGAATTGATTGGCTGAGGGTTCAGTGCCCAGTCTGGATATCCTGTGGGTGCTGTGCCCACATACTGATTTTTGCCGTAAATGTCAGGCACAGTGACTGGTTGACTAGGCTGGAATTCGGGCAGTACCGAGTCCACAATGTTGCAGTCTGCTCGTGCTTGACTGTTGGCATCCACATATGCTGCCTGCACATAGTTGCCGGCTGTGCGTTGAATACTGTAGCTGGCTGGCTGTGCTTGAATGTTGATGGTATCTGTGGTGTTGAGCACCACCTTGACACGACCCAGCGCTGAACTCAGGATCTCCATGTTCTTGGTCAGCAACAGTTCGTCACCGGCTTGATTGACCACTCGAAAAACAAAGTCTGAGCCTGCAATGTTCACAGGTTTTTGATCCTGATTGATGAATTCAAAGAGCAGCACATTGTCTACTCCTTTGTTGATTGTTAGTTGTTTTGCATACACAGGGTCGTACCTCTTGGTAAAATATCCACCGCTGGTGTCTACTAGTAACACGCGGACAATTTGCTGATAAAGATAAACGGTGGTGGAATACATATTCTATTATTTATCCAAAATTCACGGACCATAAATACCTCCGATGGGTAATAACATATTTGAAAAACTAACGGAGAAATACCCGTTTATAACACTGTGCATGTA